GATATGCTGCGCCATGTCCGTTCCCAGAGCTGCGTGAATCGCACGATCAGCGAGGTCGAACTTCTCATCGTAGGCAGAACCCCACTCCTGGCGAATGTCCCGATCCCAGTCAGTGAGCCTCTGAGCAGTCTGTGAATTGACACCCTCCCAAGCGGTGTTCATCTCCTTGTAGTATCCGTTCAGCATCCCGAGAGTCTGCTCCTGAGTCATCCCGAGTGCGTGCGCCGTTTTGATCAAGTTCTCCTGAATCTCAGGGAACTGATTGTTGGCACTTCCCGGCAATCCATCGGGGACTTCAAGACCACTGAGATCGTAGCCTTCAGACTTTTCTGGACGGCCGAGATCATTCCAAAACGCACCCCACTCCTCTGAGTTGGAATCCTCAGAGGGTTTCACGGTGCCTTTCGTTGAGAGTTTCGTGCGGGCCTCGAGATAGGCACGACCGAGATCGTTGACGCTTTTGTAGCGCCCGAGCGTCGGATCGCCTCGCAGATCCGTGTCCAGAAACTCTTGCTGCCAGGACTCCACCGGCTCACCGGGGCTTGCCAGCGGACGCTGCCCGAGCGTCGATTCAGAGGTGGCGTCGGGGGTTTCAACCGGAGCGGACTCCTCTACGGGAGCCTCGGATTCGGGGTCAGGGGAACTCATTGCTCATTCTCCGAATATACCAAGTAGGGGTCAGGGGGGTCAGAGTGCGGACCTAGCCAGTCATCCAGCGGAGTCCGAAACACAAAACTAAAGACACGCAGGTAGACGCGGCGCTTCCCTTCGTTGAAGAACGTCGCAAGCGAATCGCTCAAAACGGCAGTCGGGGTCATAGCACCGCAAAAGCTGTAAAGATCTCTGAGAACGACCTTACCCGCATCGCTCTCAAACACTTCCCGGTAGGCAGCACGGACTGTCGCAATCTCATCTTCCTGAGACTCGCGAAGCGACGGACTCAAACCGGAACACCACCGCCGCCACCGGGCGGAACCGTACCCTCCAGCCCAGCCATTGAATCCATAGCCGGGGCGAGCTTCGCCGCTGCATCGACTGCTGCAATCGCATCCTGCTTGCGCTGCGCTTCAGCCTCTGCCGCCGCCTGCGCTTGCCGCATCTGGCCCACCTCATCTCGGCTCCGCAGAACCGAGATCGGCACGCCCCGCTGCTGCGCCATGAACCGCAACGCCTCCTCCGAGTTGAGGACATCGAGGACGCTGGGATCGACTTGGGATAAGTTCGTACTGAACGTGTAGAGATCTACGATCGCCTGCGTGTCGCTCTGCCGCTGCGCCCGCGCAACCGGCGACACGTACTCGATCATAAACTCCTGACCCTCCAGCTCTCGCGGAGGATCGGGGAACATCCCCCGGCGCAGCATGATCGCATACACGCGCTCGATGATCGGCTCCAGAAGCTCTGTTTGGATTCGGCCGAGGATTGGCGATAGGACACGCTGCACGTTCGCGCTGATCTCGAGAACCTGTGTCGCCGTCATCCTGGGGTCGCGGATCAGTTGGAGCAGTTCCCACAGGAACGCTTCCTGTACCTGCTTTCGCGTGTCACGAATCAGTTCTACCCCGATGTCCATCCGGGGCCGAAAATCGATCGGCTGAATCGGTGGGTTCAGAACCCCGCTGGCGCGAACGACGTTGCGACCGCCTGGTCTCAGATCGAGTTGTGTCGCAACCCCGTCATCTTCTGTCATCACCGGAGGACGCACAGCCATCTGCCCAGCCTGCACCGCCGTCTTCTTCATCGTGCTGGACATCTTCGCGTCAGCTAGAGCATTCCAGCCGGGGCCTCGACCGTAGGTTTCACCAGCGTCCTTTTCCCACCGCGCCACCATGTAGGGCAGTTCGTGAAAACCTCCCTCGTCGATGATCTTCTTCGTCTCGTAGTCCATGTAGGTAGAAGCGAAGGGCATCGGTGTATTGCTGAATGGGATCTTGATGGGTTCATCGGCTGGCATCACGAGGTGAAGAAATTCATGCTTCTCCTCAGATGTCGCCCCAGTCTCCATCGCCTTTTGGCACATCTCCGGTGCTTTCGACCCCCACTTCTTCACAGCTTGCCGGTGCGAATACTGGAACTTGCGAAAGACGGTGTCGATGTTTCCCGCGGGATCCTCAGAGACATACAACTCGTTGAGAGGACGGGCTGAGAAAAGTACGCGGTCATAACCGGGCTCGTCACCGACATAGAGACCAGCAGTCCCGAAGCTGACGAGATCGATATACGCCTCATGCACCTGACTCGAAAACCGGGCTTTCGGCAGGTTGAAGGCACCCCGCATCACCAATTCGACCTGCTCAAACCATCCTGCAACGTCGTGATTCTGAAGCATCTCCTCGTTCATCGGCTTGATGTGAAACCATTCGGTCGCCGGATTGGTGAGGAGGGAATGCAGACCGGAGGCGAGCAAGCTCGCCATCTGCTGCGCTGTCGTGTCGTACAGATCTACGTCACGACGACTTCCACCGACTGTCGGATGAGATGTGAAGTTTCGTCGGCCGAGTTCGTGATCAGCGATCTTCTGCCACGTTGCCTCAAATTGGCGTCGTTCCGCCTCGAGATTCTCGAAGCGTTTAAACAGGGAATCAGATCGCCTGTCGCCCATGCTAGGACGGGGCCGGGTAGTCGGTGTCGAAAGCACCCGTCGCCGAGAACCGCTGCTTCACCGGACCTTCCGGGGCCGTAGCATCTCCCGCAATGTAACCTACACGCTGAGTGCGTGGACGCCTGTCGATGACTTCCAACGAGTAGTTGTCACCGGCTGCGTCCTCTACGAGAGTTGCGGTCACTCCCGAGTACGGTGTTTTGAACACCTCGACGCTCCCCGGAGTTCCGCTGTGCAGCGCGTCTGAATTCAGTCGAAGAATGCGCGCGTGCGCTTCAGCACTTGTCATCCTCTCAATCCCTCCCCGCCGAGCCCCAACAGGCGCGACTTTTTTGCAGGTTCCGCCTGACTCCCCATCTCCGCATTCGGCCCTTGGCCTCCAACTCCGCGTATACCTTGACCGCGGGCGCTAAGTGCAGCGGACTTCTGAGACTGCCGTCCCTCAAGTTTCTTCTTTTCCGCAGCGCTCAACCTAGGTAGCTTTCCATGATCTGGCGTCTTGCTCATACCGTATGAAACGCCAGCCGAAACACCGGCAAACACCAGTGCCGGAATCGCCACCCAGGCGAGTGTCACCTCAGTCATCCCGTATCACCGAGCAGGCGAGGTCGTGCGGCGACCAACGTGTCACTGTTCAGCGGATCTTCCGCAAGACCTCGCTGTGAAGTGAGGGTTGTCCCGCGCCTGCCACGTCCCTGCGCCAGTCGGCGCGCTTTCTTCTGCGCCTCAGAAATCTCCGGGTCGTTCCAATTCGGAACCCCCGGAGGCTTCTTCGGATCGTCCACAGCTTGCGCGATCGTTGTACCGATACTCGTTAATGCGCCGGCTGTGAGCGCAATCTGTGCAATCGTTGAAATCCCGTAGGCGAAGACGATTCCGTCGGAAAGCATTTTTGACTCCTCAGAGCGCCAGCGATGCCTGCACGCTCTCCCATACAAAACCGGAACCTAGACCCGACTCAAGCGAAGCATTTTCCAGCGAGCCTAGCGACTCCTGAATGCGCTTCGCGAGCCCAGGCGGAAGCACGCCAGATCCCGTCACCCGGGCAAATCCCATCTCTTTCAGATGAGCTGCCGCTTCTATTCTGAGACGTTTTGAGATCCCCATCCGGCGCAGAGAGGGTGTGACATACGTGCCCCACCCTTGAGCTACCGGGCCGTCGCGCAGATCGAGCGGAGGCTCCCAGAGCGGCGCTCCCCACATCAGCACCCCCCAGTCCCAACCTGCCAGCAAGACGATCCCCGGACGTTCCTCACGCACGTAGCTCCAGAACAGAGCCTCGAAAAATGCGAGCGTCTTCTCAGAGTAGACGAAGTCGCTCCCGCGTCTCTGCTGATCTAGTGCGAGGCCACGCCAGAGCGACCGCCACGTCGCTGCGTCCTTGGCACTCGCCATCCGAATCGGAACAGAGGCTTCGGGAAACCGCTGACGCCAGTCCTCGTATGTGGTCGCGTCAGACATCAGATCTCCGTAGGATCCCAGTCGGCCATATGCTTCACCGGCACCCGGTTGTAGTCCTCACGGACACGGGCGATGCGGCGCATCATCATCGCTACCCTCGATGCCGATATGAGGTCGTCCTTCAGTTTGACGACCTGACCCTCTTTCCGATGGTAGATCCGTACCTCAGCAAACCAGCGCGGGCAACTCGTAAAGACCTTCCAGCGGTTCGTTCGCATCCGGTCCAGCATCTCGTCGATCCCAGCCTGGAGCCCGTACCCCCCCGTCTTCTTCCCGGGTTCCACGGGGAACGTAGCGTGCTGGTGGTACATCCTAATCCCCTCCTTTCGGTAGAGATCAGCAATCGTGATGCCGGAACCCTTGTCATGCTGATAGCCATCGTGGGGCCACGCTACCGGAAGATCCCCCCAGGCCCGAAGCGCCCTAGCATGGATCGTCACGCTCTCCTCTTCCTGAGCATACTCATCGATCACGTAGATCCTGTCGTTCTCCCGATCGAGCGCCATCAGCACCGCCGCCGTCGGGTGATCCCATCCGAAGTCGAGCCCGATGAGCTTGGGCCACGAAGGCGGCACCTGAAATGGATCGACCGAGATCGCCTCGTCCACGACGGGAAAGACCCGGCCAGAACCGAGCATCGGGATGCCCCGTGCGCGAGCATCACGCTCATGGGGTTGCATCGAGGAGATCTCTTCCTCAGCCTCCTCTGCCGTGTAATGTTCCGCCTCGGAGATGTCCATCATCACCACAGCACGGCGCTCGAGGTTGGGGGTGGGGTGAAAATACCCAACCACCTCGGTCATCCCCAGAAGCGGGGTCATGGTGAGAAGCATCACCCCTTTCAGCGCTGCCAAGCGTCGGAGAGCCTCGCCGTACACATCTGCCGGGGGTTCCTCATCACACCATATGTAATTGAGCGTTTCGCCCTGCCAGCGCAGGCGACCCTGTTCATACGCCTTGAACTTGATCATCGAGCGCCCGCCCGAGGCGTGCTTCACCCAGAGGGTGTCACAGCAGTCGGCAGCGCCAGAACGGACCAGGGAATAGTCGAGAATCGCGGACTTCGGGATCATCCCCGTCCCCCACTGAGCTGGGGAACCTCGGCCTAGAAGCACGCGCTGCGGATTATCCCGAACCTGCTCGAAGGAAGAGTTACCGACCCAGCCGGTCGTGGGGCCGTTGAACCGCTTCCCCTCCCACCATTCTGGGTAAACCCCCGTAGCCATACAGGAAATCTCATACCCTGCACAAGCGGTCTTCCCCACCTGGTTGGCAGCAAGCAAGCACCGCTCGCGGTGATCAATGCCGAGTTTGTGGAACTCCGCTTGTTTCGGGTACGGCCGATACGTCCGTGCCCTCTGGTGCTTCAGAGCTAGCAGGGCTTTCGCTCCCGCTCTCAATGACTCTGAGTCCAACCTCTCCTGCGAGACTTCTGACAAGGTTTCGCACCTCCACATCGGTCATCTTGTCGATCAACTCGTCGCCTTCGAGGTTCCCCACCAGTTTGCGTTCCACGAACATTCCTCGTTCCTTGCCGAGCGGGATGAGGGCAGCGATGGCCCCCTTGGCGTCGAAACGGTAGACCCCCCCGAAATCCGCCCAGGCTTCGAGCAGTTCAGAGTTCTCCTGACACGACGCACACCACTGCTTCGGCTTCTCGCCCTCACAGGCTCCGCAAGGCTGAAAGCCCCGAGCCTTGAGTTCCGGCGGCAGCGAAACGCGCTTGCTCTGCATACAGCGCCCAGCCACTTCCCAAAGTCCCAACTCGATCGAGTCCTTCACGATCGCCGACTTCGTAAGTTGCTGCCGAGACTGCTCGTCCAGAATCCAGCGCAGCCGAGCCGCGATCGCCGGCTTCTTCTTGAGCGAACTCGCCCGACTCACCGCCATCTTCCGGTTGTTCGTAGGGAACGCCTCGAGATAGGCGTCGATGGCGCTGAACTTCTTGACGAAAGCCCAGCAGAAGCGTTCCCAGTTGAGATTGTCCAGCGGTTCAGAGCCCTCGGACTTGACCCGGCCCGATCCGCTCTGCGTCCCAGATCGTCCACCCATCACACCCACCTCGCTGAAATGCCGCGTTCGTAATCCGTACACTCAGACAAACCCGCCGCACGACGCTCCTTCACGGCCGAATCATGCATGAAAGAAGGCAGGGAACCCGGTGTCGAAGACACCCGCGGTCCCTTGCCAGAAACCACACACCTACAAGGAGAGACGACGATCCGAACCGAGGCGGTGCCCATGAGCTGGTTCCCACAGACGCAGCGGGTCATTTCGACCCCGCCCGAAGATACACACGCGGCTTCGGGGCAGGCTTCTTCCCTCCCCCCACCTTCTTCTTTGAAGGCTTCCCGCGCTTGCTCTTCTTCGGCATCTCAACCCCCCGGTCGATGCGTAGAAGCTCCCGGCACCAGGGTCAGAGGGAGGGAGAACACGGCGTATGCTGACCTGACCCGAAGACCCTGGTGCCGGGGCGAAAGAGACGCGCCTGGAAGCTAAACCCGTCTATCTAGGCCGCACCCATGTCGCGTCCCGCTCTAACGATGCTGCGGCTCGTGGGCTCGCACGGCATCGTACAGTGGACTGTAACATATCACGCCCGGTGTCAACCCAGCGTTCTCGTTCTGGGCTATGGTCGTGCTAGCGCATACGAATGACAAACGCCCAGGGGGTGAAGGCGATCCGCTTGCGGGTTACCTTCACCCCCACGATCGAATGGGTACGTGGCGGCGCATCCTAGGCTGTGTAGCGTCACCGCCCTCCGGTCAGATCTCCGGGTATGTGGGGGCCGGGGCCGCCCTGCCCCCCCCGCGACCCGAAGCTCTCCGCACGCACGTTGACACCCGCCCTGCGCTCGATAGATTCACTCACCGTGACTAAACAGACACGCGACTGCTGGACGGGCTACCCGCTCACCTGGGGCAGTCGTCGCAAAGCGAGCTACCAGGGGAGGCAGCGATCACAGCTCGCAGGGCGATCTCCAGAGAACAACCGCCCGATTCCCGGGCTCCACGCGGAGCCTGAAAGAGTGTTCTCAGCACGATCCTCGGCCCGGGTCAGCCCGCACGCTGAGAGGCCGGTCCTATCTAGCACCGGCTACACGGAGACCTCTTCAGATCAGCAAGCGGCGTAGCTTCAACAACGACTACGCACTAACGCTTGCAAGAAAAGATCTGGAGGGGGCTTCTTGTGCCTACGTGTAGATTCTCATGCCAGGAATATATTTCTCTAGGCGTGTCAATCCTCAACCGTCTTCGGAAATGAAGCGTTTAACTCCTCGACAGTCTTGACCACACATTCCTGCTCCTTCACACGACGCCTCAAATAATTCCGACGCTGATGATGACGAGAACCGTTCCTTAAATAATGACCCATCCCACCTACACGGTACTCCCGCGGTACCACGTCACTCGACGGAATCAAAGACTGCAACCCACCTGAAGTCATCGAAGGACCGTCACCTGTACGACCCCCGTCGTTCTGCTTATTGCTCATAACTCTTACCCCCAGAACCTGTACCGCGAAACCAACGCTTCGATGCACACTCAGCACATACGTGCAAGCGACCCCTAAAACGTAAACCAGAATAACGCCGCTGACGGATCCACAACCGACATACGCGGCAAACCGTCACCACTACATAGGAATCACCTTGAGCTGGCCTCAACCTAGACTCCCTAATGTTGCAGTTCACGGCCTATACCCCACAGTGACCCGAACACTCATCACACTATCCCCCCGAACAACTCTACATAAACCATATACACAAACACCTGTTCTAGTACTAAACCGAAAAAATGTGCGGGGGTGGGAGGTGAAATTCCTTGGGATTTCGCAGTTTTGGGGTCACCCCCCCCACGCGAGCGCACAAATAAGGTAGACGCGCCTATCTCTTAACGCTCTCGAGATACCGACGCG